ACATTTGACGCTATCATTGATCCCCAGAAAGTATGGCCGGGGCACGGTATGCAAAATGTAGTAGCTGGGGATAGGTTTTTAATTATAGAAGATATAGGTGCAGAAGGCAACGAAGACGGCCCGGATGCATGGAAATCAACCGCAGACAACGATTTTATAGCTAAGGCCAACGACATCATCGAGTGGGACGGCAATCAATGGAGCGTAATATTTGATAGCACTCACAAATCTCAAGTTTTGCTCTATCAAACGAATATATACACTGGAGTACAGTATGCATGGCATGGCGTCATGTGGACCAAGTCATTCGAAGGTGAATATAGGGCAGGACGATGGAGAATAGAACTTTAACAGATATAAGTCATATTGCACAAGTTGTAGATGACTTTTTACCAGAAGCGTTCCAAAACGAGATTCAAAAAACTATTGAGCTAATGCCGTGGTTTTGGACCGAGGCAATTTCGTTATTTCCAGAAGATAGATACAAAGATGCAGGATTGCCGTTTGAAGACCCTAGGGTGTCAGACGCATTTGCCTTTGCGCATGTTTGTTTTTCAGACGGTCGTGTCCAGTCACAATATTACGAGTTCTTTAGAACAATACTTAGATTTTTAGAATTAAAATTAGGTATTGAAGTGGTTGAGGTTATTAGAATTCGTCTTCGTCTTACTCCACAATTTCCTGGGCATAAAGAAGGCATGTTTAATGCTCCCCACGTTGACATTGGATCAACTCAAAAATTTAGAACCCTAGTGTACTATGTTAACAATAGCGATGGTGATACTGTTATCTTTAATAAAAAATACGAACATGATGGAAACCCAGTTGTATTAAATAAAAATCAACCAGACCTCCTGCCTATTTTTACTAACACTCCTAAAAAAGGATCAGGTCTATATTTTGATGGACAATATTATCATGCTGGTAATTCTCCATTAACTGTTAGAAGCAGATGTATTATTAATTTTGATTTTAGGATAAAAGAATAAGTGACAGTAACAAAAGATAAAATTGTTTGTAGCGGTGCGCTATTTTATTCTAGGAATGCCGGTAGGGTATTATTATTACAGAAAGCGCAAGGTAAACACGAGGGCACCTGGGGGCTTGTAGGCGGTACTACTAACGAAGGTGAAAATCCTTGGCAAGGTTTACAACGTGAAATTGCTGAAGAAATTGGTTCAATACCTGCTATTATTAAAACCCTACCATTAGAAACATTTGTATCTAACGATGCTGTTTTTAATTTCCATACCTACTTCTGCATCATTGACAACGAATTTATTCCTATCTTAAGTGATGAGCATACCGCATGGGGATGGTTTGACTTAAACTCATTACCTAAACCAGTACATAGTGGGCTAAGTCTTAGTCTGCGTAATAAAATTATACAGACTAAGATTCAAACTATTATCGATATAATTGATATTGTTTAAGCCTGCGCTTCACCCCAACGCACAACCAAGTTAGTCGGAATATTTCCAGCACCCGAAGCACGATATACGTTAATGGCTAATACGTCTGGGCCGTTTGGATATGTTCCTCTGCCACCTAATGTAGTATTAGTCAATTCTTTCAACTCTGACAAATCTAGTGAGCTAGTAGTACCCGGAGCCGCAATAAACGAAAATACAGTTTCACCCGGTTGTGCGTAAGGCGGTAGACCGAACTGGAATGTAATTGTGCTACCGTTTGAAATGGCTATAATTGAACTTTGTGTAAAGTTTATACGATAATATTGTACGCTGGCAAATGATGATAGTGCGCCAATGCTTGCAACTTTTGTACCAGACGGAAACTTAGTTGGATCAACGATTTCAGTACCAGCAGTTGCACCATAAGTAGCAACTAATGTTTCCCAACTTGCTTTTGTAAAATACAAGAACGAAGTATTAGTTGCAATCACCGCTGGTGTAAATGCTATTGTAGAAGCGGCGGTAATAGTACTAGTTGCCGTTTTACTCAATGTTAATGTATAGTACGGAGTAAATGTAAATGTTACCGCAACACTGGATGCCTGTGCTGCCAACAATCCAGTATTAAACGTCACTGTATAATAGTTAACACCCGCAAAAGTTTTTACAGCACTAATATTTGAAATTGAAGTTCCGTTAGCAAACTTAGCAAGGTCATTAACAGTATTACCAACTACCGCTGATCCAATTGGTAATCCAGTCCAACTAGATTGCGTAAAGTTTAATGTTGTTGCAAGAGATGATGCTTGACCAGTTACAAAGAATGTAGTAGTCGAAGTAGCCAAGTGCGACGATGTTGCGTTTTGGCTCATTGTTAATGTATAATATGATAAGCCAGCCGCAATTGCTGGACCTGCAACGTTGGTAACAGTAGTACCTACCGGGTAGTCGGCACTATATATTGCCGAGGTTACAATTCCATTAAGAGCTCCCCAGCTAGCTTGGGTGACAAATAAAACATTACTACCGCTAATTGTACCGGCAAATGCACCTACAAATTGACTAATACTAACTTGATATGTGCCTACACCGCCTGATGTCCCAGATAGCTGGGCAGTAATTCGAGTACTTGCGGCTGTTGTTCCGCCAGTTATTGTAGTGTTTGAACTAATGTATCCTGTAACTATACCTGATACAGTTAGTGTTGTTCCACTAATTGAACAATTACTTGCGGTGGCGCCACCGCCTTGATTAAAAATAGCATTATTAGGAACTGTTACAGTTCCAGTAATAAGACCTAATGTTGTTGCAATTGGGGATGGGTTTTCAGTTACGGTTGAAACTGTTGTTCCGCTTGGATATTTTGTTTCACTTGCCGCAACTGAGAATCCGGTAGTGGCTCCTAAGGTATCCCAGCTGGCCTTATCTAAGTAAAGTATGTTTGAACCAATTGCACTTGCAAAGGCTGCGTTGCTTGGTACTGTTGCTGTTCCAGTTAATGCCGCAGTAGTTGTGGCAGTACTAGTGGCAGTGGTTGCGCCGCCAGCCCATGATACAGAACCACCAGGGGCTACTTGCGCAAAACTTGGTTGACCACCTGCTGAACTTCCTGCTAGCCCTGCCCAAGAAATTGCCGTTGGATCTACTGGATAGTTTTGTGGATTTAAAATACCTTCAACAACTAGACCACCAGTACCTGTATCTGATGTCACTTCGATTGCTTTTAACAACAACTGCGCACGATTAATAAGTTCTCTATCACCTAAGTCGCCAATAATAGCGTTTGACACACTTGGTGCTAGTCGAATCAAGAATGCAGTTTGTTTTGTAGTTGATACTTGAATACCGGTAGACGCATAGTTAAACAAATATCCGCGATCTTCGTCAAAGCGTCCGTCTGTTAACATTGCACTACCCCAGTGACTAATAATTGGACTAATAGTATTGCTGACTAAAATCACACCAGTGTTAACTTCATGAACTGTTGCAGTACCTGCACGGAATGTACGCTGGGCACCGCCGACAAAGTTAGTCATTGGGCCTGCTCTAGTACATCCAATTAATGAGTTGCCTGATTTGCCAGTAAACACTATTAGTTCGTTATCAACATAGACTACGCCTGATTCATTAGGAAATGCACTTGCATCGTACAATGGGAGTGTTGTTTGAGTAGCAGTTACTGACTGCCGCAATTTTCCAATTGCACCTTCATTAATAACTTCGTAACGCACCGGCATGTTACCAGTGCGCATGTAGGCTTCTGTGTTTACGTTTGAGTTACGAATACGATGGCAGAATACGTAATTACCGTCTGAGCCACGTAACATGTAGTCAATAAATCCAGCGCCGTACCATGACCATTGCATACCGATCATCTGCATTTTTGTAATGTCAAGATTATAGCCGCTCGGACCAGTGCCGTCTAATCGATCTAAATTAAATTCGCTTTGGTTAATAATTAAATCTTGCACTAGACAAAGTTTACCGCTTACGCAATTGCTTGCGCCGCGATAGTCAGGAGTAACTGACATTGATGTTTGACTATATACGTTAGATACAACGTGAGTCATGCCTTTAATAACAATGCGGTCGCCTGCTTTACATTGATCACGGAAACGTGTGTTTACACCAGTTAATACGTTGCTGTCTTTAGCAATACTTGCCACGCCAGCTAACTGTAAGGTACTTGAACGACGACCAACAGCTAATTGTGTTCCATCGTATTGCCAGAACATACCGTTTTGATCGTCATATGTTCCAGCGCGGACCGTTGCACCGTGCCACCCAAGGATTGACATCTGTGCCGCAGTAGTAATTGTAGCATATACATTAGCTAATGTTGTTTGTGCTTGAACTTTAAATTGACGTTCTGTAACAATGTCAGTGATTGTATATTCGCCGTTGTAGCCAGCTGTGTCAACGCCAATGATTCTAACTCGGCCGCCAACTTGGCACCCGTGATCAACGTCGTCAGTTGTAAACGTAATGTAAGAACCAACTGCTGTCCCTGTAGCACCTGCTGATTGCAAACTATAGCTTGGCGCAAATAGTGCGCCCGTAGTATACATAATACCTTTACCAGATTGGTAACGAATATATTTCTTACTCATACGAATTGCTTGTGCGCCATGCTGTGGGCCACCAGTACCTAACTGTACACCACCGTCATACGGCCTATGAATAAAGTAACTGTCCGGTCTTGAATAAACAGTACCTACTAAACTAGTTCCAGTATCAATAGTACCGGTTGTCCTAGCAGTGTATCGAACAACGGTTGAGCTTGGGACACTTTCTACATAAAAAGGTCCTTTGGCCAGTGCATGATTAGTGCCGGATGATGTTATATCAACTAGTACAGTTGCGCCTGGTACCAGTCCGTGAGCTGAGGAAAATGTTAATTGTAATGTTGCAATAGCACTTGTGCTAATACTTGTTGCATCTGGTATACTTGCTATTGTAGATTCACTTAACGATACCGCTGAATAAAAGTCAACGGCAGCACCAAGAACAGCAGTTCCACTTGCAGTAGCAGATGTCACTATTCCAGCGGCGGTACTAGTAACTGTAACGGTTACATTGTTTGTTGGTGTTGCGCCATCAAAGTTTGCACCAGCAAATAGAATTTTGTCATTAATTTCGTATCCAGTACCAGCTATATTAGGTACCGCAGTAGTGTATGCTCCGCCTGCTCGAGTAATATCAAAAGATGCATTTATACCTGGAGCAATTTTAGTTGCTGACAAACTAGTAAATGCCGCATCAACAGATGATGGAGTTCCTGCTGTATTAAATGCAAGAATGCCGCCGCCAAAAGAATCTGCGCTAGTAACAGTTAATGTTAGGTCATTTCCTGGAGTTGTTCCTCCAAGTTGAGTACCGTAAATTTTAATAATTTCACCGAATGAAAAAGTTGAACCTGGATTATTAATAATAACATCATACGTACCGCTCAACGTGCTAACATCAAATGTTGCATTAATGCCAGATGCACTAGTTGTATCAAATGCTAGTGCAGAGTATGATCTCTCTCCACTAACACTGGTACCCGAAACAACATCTACAACGTTAATTAGTCCGCCTACAAAATTTCCAGTACCTGTAATCGAAGCCGCATAAATTGATCCAACGCCTGCACCAGAGCCTGTTAGATTATTAAACAAGTTAATACCGTTACCAAGATCAACATCAACAACAGTAATTGTTAAATTATTTGCAGGTGTTGTGCCACCCAAACTTGTACCTGCGATAGTAATAACATCTCCAGGAGTGTAACCTGTACCCGGAGTGGTAACTGTTAGTGCGTATAGGGCTCCAGTGCGTACTACAGTAAATTGAGCACCTGTGCCCGGAGTTCCCGTGGCAGATGTTTGTAATACTCCAGTATATGTTCTTGTAACTGTGGTCACAGTGACCACAGCATTATTAGCTGGGGCAGTACCACCTAAGTTAGTACCTAGTAGTGTAACAGTTTCGCCAACAGCATAGCCAGTTCCATTTGAATGAATAGCTAGAGAATATACATTAGTAGGGCTAATTAGAATGTCAAATGCCGCGCCAGTTCCCGATGCACTGGCAGTTCCACTAACAGTTGAAAAAGAGTCTAAGTTAGTTATAGAAGTAATCTTAAGGATTAAATCGTTTGCAGGTGTTGTGCCGCCTAAGTCAGAGCCTAACAATTTAATTCTTGAATTTAGTACATAGTTGGTGCCGGGACTAGTTACTGTAATATTTGAATAATTTCCAGCTACTCGATCAACACTGAAAACTGCACCAGCTCCTGCTGGAATAATATTTGTTCCTGTTTTATTTAAATAGGTTTGTGTTGCACCGCCCCTTACTGAAGTCAACGGTTGTGTAAATATAATAGTATTGCCAATTATGCCGCTTACAAAAACAGCAGTGCCAGTGCCATTGTCAATAGCCATTCCTTCTAATATTCCAGCTGTATCTACAAAAGAAACAGATGTATCGCCAATCGCTGCCGGAATGCTAACACTTGCTGTTACTATACCACCAGTACCAACAGTACCCGTTATCTGGGTACCTGGATTAATTCCAGTAGCAGTAATTGGAGCACCAAGTGAAGGTAATGCGCCAGTAACTGCAATTTGATCAGTGCCTGATGTAGTTATATATTTTGTTGTAAATGATCCGGTAATACCGTTACTAAACACACTAACAACCGGTTGTCCAATACTTGCGCCTGTATAAAACGCACCTTTACGTAATTGCGTATAGGTTGTTGCAAGAACTTGGCCATTGCTTGTTCCTACTTTAGCTGTTGAGTAGTATGAAAATGTGGTTGGGCTACCTATTGAAATTACAATAAACGTGCCCTCTGCACGACTAAATCCGCTAATGGTATTTGCTAATGCACGAATAGTAATAGGAGTACCTGCACTAAATCCGTGTGCTCCTGATGTAGTAACTGTGATTAATGAGTTGCCGATACCGGCAGTGCCTGCAGACGCATCTGTTACTACAGTTACTACTGCGGTGTCAGATCCTGGAATTTCATATACTGATGGGTATCCACGAGCAACGCCAATCGCTTGCCACTTAGTTGGCTGTAAGCCGTACTCAAAGTCAGCGTCAAGCATGGACTGTGGCTGTGCAACACGCATACGTTCAATAGCGTCTGTGCCAAAGTCATACGGTCTAGTTTTTTGTTCTTCTGCTTCAATAAAAATTTGTATATCGTCTGTACTAGAACAGGTACTTGTATCGGCTTGTAATTCTAATACAGTGATGTAATCGGTAACATTAATATATGCTGGATAGTCATCATCTTGATCAACTCCATTACTATTATGGGGTGAATCAAACGTTGCAGTTGCTCCTAAATTACCGTCACTAAAATTGTAAATAATTTGATTGTTTACACTGTTGGTAATTAATAATAGTTTATCAAGTGGGTAGTAACCTTGTAATTTAATACTAGTCACGCCGCCTTGAACTGCAGGTAAACTACTTAGACCATTTTGAATAACAGAAGTAACAACTCCAGATAGTGTAGTGATTCTTGCACGACTGCCAGCTTCACCAGCAATGCCGCTTAATAATACTCTTGGTTCAGTGTTTTGTAAAGCAGTATAACTTGTAACAAGGTCAATAATATCAGCCTTATTAGTTTCAATAGCTGTCTTAGCTGTTTGTAATCCGGCAGTAGCCCATGTTACATCTGGAAACGTTTCGACTATGCTAGTAAGATATGCAAGGGCGGCTGCTTTTGAACCAGAATTAATAACATCTGCAGTAATTTGAACTAGACCCTGGCATGATGTTGCTGTGCCAGCATTGGCATTGTTACCGGTAGTAATTTGTGTTTCAGTATTGGGACTAGCTCCAGTTGTTGTTTTAGTAACAGTTTGTCCTTGAACCACTTGGCCAATAATTGCCTTTAATCTTCCATAGGCTGCAACAGTTACTGCCTTATGTGAAGCAAGGATTCCTGGGGAGCCGTCTGCAAAACTATAGAAAAAGAATTTTGATTGAGAATATGTAGCTTGATTGCTGTCATATAAAATATCATAGCAAATTGCATCAACTGCATAGTGTACATCTCTAGTACACTTTGCAGGATCGTGATCAGCTGCC